CCACAGGCCTTTAGCAATCTGGAAACCGCCCGAATCTCCCAAGAGAAATGTGCCCGGCTCACGGTTCCGTACCATGTCTTCTGACCAATCTTGTTTGTTAAGATCCAGGTTAGCATGGCCTCCGGACGCAAGTGACCAGCGATAAGGGAATAAAGCCTTGGTGGAGTTGAGCCAGTTAAGTTGTTCCATATCAGAGAGACCCTGAGGAAATCGTGCAGGATCTACATAGTGTTCGTTCCTTTGCTTGCCTATGAATGTGGAATAGAACCCGCTGATGGCCGGGAGGAACACAGCATAGTCCAATTGTTTGGCAGTTAAGTTATCTTGTGTCATAGAGCTTGGATATATTCGTAATCTTTGTAATAGTGTGATTTTACACGGTCTGCTAGTTCTGGTCTAATATTTAGACGATGTCGGAAAAATTCTTGTAATTGTTTAATCCTAACATGATCAGCACCTTGGTTACGATCCAGATCATTGCAATTTTTAAATCTCAGATGATTTATTATTTGAGTATCAAAATTCTTATTAAGATAAAAATATTGTCGGTTAACTGCTGGAAGAAGATTTTCAAAAAATTCATGTTGAGGCCAAGTATGATCGTCGAACTTTGAAATCACATCAAAGATAAGTCTTTCGCTATTTTGATTGTAATTTTTTATCCAATCGCCGGCAGTCATGCCATGGTCGTGTGCAGTCATATCTTCTGTTTTGTATATAGGACCATTGGGGCCTGTTACATTAAGAATATAGGTGTTTAAATACTGTGCTATGCCGCTTATCCATCGATCCAACGGGTCTCGCAACACAACTATCATTTCTTGAACCAAGTGCCAGCTGCATGAATCTCCTACCACTGCACTAGACCATCCATGCCTACCTGCCCAGTCAACCAAATAGCTACTGGCATTCTTTGGCATGCTCACAATGAATTGACTACAGTCGGGACTCAACATACCTGATCCGTAGCCGTACCCTCTGCGAGCTAGTTGTTCAATCACTTGGTTTGTGCCGGAAGAATATAGTTGTAAACAGCAATACCCGAATCAACTGTAATTTGCATAGCACCGTCGTCACTGATACGCATGGTCTTATCCCCAGTTAGACTCAAAATACTAAGCACTTGTATCACAGGCCATGACCATGCACGTTTAAGTTGGCCACCAACTGCTGAATGCACAACAAAGCTACCAGCATGAGTTGAATGATCTCCAAAGAAAAACTTTAGATCTCCATTTTCTGTCTTGGCCTGGAAGTGATTGTGTTCTGCATTTGCTTGTGCTTGCATGCGAAGTTTTTGTATAGCAGCCGCAGTTGGTGCAAATTCAACATGCCATGTTGGTGTGTTGAATGTGAGTGTTTTGAGTTTTTCATTTACCACAGTAGTGGTCATAAACCTATAGCTGTTTGTGAAGTCTCCGGATGCATTATCAAAATTCAGACCATCAAGCTCGCCGGTGGCTTTCTTAGTCAATGTGATTGTGGCCTTCTCTCGGTATTCTTGCAAGTTTAGCAAAATCTTAAGTTTTGAAAGATTTGGCATGCCAAATGTACCAATAAATGCTGGCACTGGGTTGTGAAACTGTGCCTCTACCACTACACTTTTATCTTCGGCAAGGCCGTTGATTGCTGTGGTTGCATCAGTGCCGGTAATTTTAACCAAATCAATACATCCAAGGTCATGGGTGTGTTGTACTAAATCTAACAAGTAATCTCTCATATATTGTTCCTTTTATTAAGTAATCTCTGTATTTTCTCCTCAGGAAAACTCTGAGAATTCAAACGTGCCGAGATCAAACGCCGTAATTTTTTTACTGAGTAAGCACCTTTAGTCGTGGCATTAGTAACGTCAATTTCTAACATGCGACTAATATCCAACAGCATATCAACTTGATTGTACACTGGGTTGGTTGGTATGTCAACCTTTGTTGGCATAATAGTGTTAACAATTGGTTCTTTCCATATGTCCTCACGAGGAGTGATTGCAGCTACATTTTGTCCCCCGCGAATGGTTTCAAATGTTCCGGGCTTGCGTAGTTCTAACCAACTGGTGCCAGCTTCGTCATTGAAATCTAATTCAATAGTAAACCCCAATGCCAGTGCATATTCTTTTATCAGTCTACCCGGAGTGTAACAACAAAAGTGATGTTCGGTTAGTCTCACTCCACCATTAAAATCGCAGTCATTGAATGTGAATGCAAAAACTCCACTGGGCCTTAGTAGGGTGTAAATTTCGCTAAGGTAATCTTTAATTATTTCCATTGGTTTAAAATTAAAATAATGAAACGCATAAATCAGACCAAATTGTTGAGCTGGCAAATTCCAAAAAATATTTTGATTTGTATACTCTCGTATGTGATAGTAACAAAGTCGAGCTTGATATTCTTTGGTAAATTGATTTTTTATTTTGTCTAATAGATCTGGATGTGTATCAACAAAATACATGGGATCGCATGCTACCAGGTCATCCACATGCATGGCATGTAGTGGACGGATGACCATGCCAGGATGTTGCCAACTAGTATACCGTTTGAGTCTTTGTTGTAAAAATAATGCAGTCAATGAATCCACCGTCATCTGCCGTTGTGCAATATGATCCGCACTGTCATTTTTCATTTCATGATTGTACAAACTACTACTGGCGGCAAAATATTTAGGCTCGTGTTGTTTGATCTGCTCAAAAACAGATTGTCGCAATTCTTTAAGAGTAGATTCAAAATAATCAAGTCTCTTGGCTACCTTGCCTCTAGTGGTGATCATAGCTTCTAATATTTCTGGATCACCTAGCCCGCTGTCTTGTGCATATTTCACAATAGCATCCAATTTATGCAACACAGCATTGGCCGCAGAATCACTTTCTAATCCATCTAATACGTTCTTGTAATTAACAATATCACTGAGTATCATGAGAAATTAAACAAACTGGTAAATGTATTTTCTGTGTTGGTAGCAGATGCAAGATCCCATTCAAGCACATTTAGCAAGTTGTCAATTTTCTGATCCACAACAGTTGCTTCCATCAGCCCATCATCAAACGGCAGTTCAGTAAACCATGAAGGCAACCTTTGCTCATCTGTAGGATAACCAATGCTTGTCCATCCAAGTGCATTTGACTTGAGTTTGCACACAATAGTTTTCATACCATCAACAATTTGCATACTGTAGTTGTCGTTATTCATTTTGCGCATTTGATTCCAGTTCATTGCGGCACGAACGTGTCCGGGCATGTTTGCTTTACCGAGACGTACTTCTTCTGCTGCATACTTGGTCAAGTTGTTCACACGCTTGGGAGACCCTTTCTCCCAGCCTGGACGCTCTTTGAACTCGTACTTGAATTCTCTAATGCGTTCAATAATTTCATCTCGTTGCGTACCTGCCAGTACTTTATTTAGAATTTCTAGCAAGAAGTCTTGAATTACTTTAGGGGTATCACGGCGCTTGAGGTCCAGACCTGTGGCCTTGGTCTTGCCAATCTTGCCATCTACATCTAGTCGCTTGCCTTCCAAATCAATGATGTTCACAGCATAACGCTTCTTGGTAATGAACAAACTGCGATCAGCGACCAGTTCACGCCCTGCCTTGATCAATGCGCCCATGTCCCTAGGGCAATGGAATGCCTGTTCCATAAAGCCCGGAAAGCTCTCGTTAACTTGGTCGGCAAGTGAGTCATACAGTTGGATGCAAGTTTCTTTTGTCCATTCCATACGCCCCTCTGCAACTTCTTTTTCCAGTATGGGCCAAGCAGAAAAATAGCATGAGTCTGTATCACCATAGATGATGGCTTTGCCTGTGTGGTCGTATTCGCCTGTGATGCACTCGTTGATGTGAGCATCCATGTGCTTGGCAATTGATCTGCCGGCAAGTGTGGTTGACTGCCCAATGCGCTTGTCAAAAAATCTGCAACCTGGATTTAAAATAGCACCGTACAAGGAGTTAAGATTAATCTTCTTGACCAACTGACGTTTGTCCCAAAACGCAATCTCTTTGGCATCTTTGGTATCTTTCTTCTTGGCCTGTAATTCTTGACGTTCACGATACCACCGCTCCAGCAAGCCAGGAATAATACCTTTCTTCTCGTAAGTGAGAATGGTACCATTTGCAGTAAGGATCCAAGGCTGGTTTGAGTCAAAGATCATGTGCCAAATTTCCATAGCCGAGTGAACTGACTCTTCGCCACCTTCCCAGTCAATGGTAATTTCTGTGCCACGTTGCTGTTCCATTACGGCTGTGTATTCTAAGCTGGCAAACAAGCCTTCCCATGCAGCCGCAAAACTTTGTCCCTTGGCCATGTTGGCTTTGATCAAATGATCAGTCATGGTCTGCCGCAATTGGCCAACCACAGTCTCTGGGCCCATGTTCATGGCACGAATAGCTGATGGATATAGACTGTTGATGTCCACTGATCCAACCCACATGTGCAAGCCCTTTTTAGGGTATGCCACATACGCACCTGCGGCTTGAGTGTCATCATCTGTAAGGCGTTGTTTGCGATTGGGCACGACCATACCACGCTCATGTGCTTCGTTGATGATGGCCTGTTCAGTCACTGCCACAGCACCCATTGTGGTTTGTAACAACACAGTATTGGCATGTGCCAGTTCATTTGCCAAATCCAAAAAACGCAATTTCTTGTCCAACTTGGCAATGATCATGGTGTCTTGACGGTTGTACTCAATAAACTTTTTAAAGTGTTGGTTGTACAACTGATCCAGTGTGCCTTCAAATTGTGTTTTGCGTTCACCTAGTTCATACTCACCAATAGCATCCAAACTATAACTGTGACGTTCTTCATATGTGTACTTGCGATACAACTGCATGTAGTCCATATGCACACGACCAATCAAGTCATAGGTCTGATTCTCTGCACCAAAACGTTCAAACATCCTTTGCTTGGGAAACTGTCCCCACAAACAAAAACGTCTAGTATCATCCTTGCTGAGTATGCGGGTGGTACGATTCACTGTGTAAGGAATGTCATAGCCTTCTGAGTTCCAGCCAGTGAGCACATCTGCACCTTCAATCACATCCAAGAACATTTTGAGCATGTCTTCTTCACGCTCAAACAAGATGGTGTTTTCAAACTCACTCACCAGCTCTTGTGCTGTGTCCCAGCTTAGATGCTTAGGCGGTACTGCCAGTGTGATCATCTGGTCCAGCCAATCTAAGTATATGGATATTGCAGTGATTGGATTGAACGGATCTGCCACAGGAGAGAACCCACGCTCTTTGTCAAACGCAACTTCAATGTCAAAAAATGCTGTGTGTAATTCAGGAGCATCTTGATCTTTGTAGTTGTCTGCCAAACAACGGAAGATGGGATTGATATCTGACTCATACAACTGCTTGCCAGACTGGCTGCGAACTTCCTTGCGAAATTCTTTGTTGTTGCGTGATGAGAATCTATTTACAGGTGTGCCGTAGATGCTTTGAAATTTGCCTCTAGGATCGTCGTAGTAGAAGATGTAGTTGGCAGGATATTCCCGGTAGACTCGTTCGCCATTACGGCGTTCTACAACATGGATGCGATCGTGTTCACGATCAAAAAGTGCGTCAATATAACTCATTGTTCTCCGTTTGTGGCCGGATAGGCCTTGCTACATGCTCTTAAAGTGAGCGACTCATGGATATTTATGCTGGTTCCCCTGATGATTTTCTTTTATATTTTTTAAATCATTTTCAACATTTTTTATAAAAAAATCATAGTCTTGCGTAGTGATACCTTTGTTAGTAAGATCTGAATATAAATCTTTTAACTGTTCAATGTTAATAATGAATGAGTCAGCGGTATACGGTGATTTTGCCAATAGATTCTTGATGTTACAGTCATGACCAAATTTAGAAAAAAGATACGTTGGATCAGACAGTAACTCCTCATACACAATTTCAATTGAATTAGTAAATTTTCTTGATTCGATGGCTTGATAAAATGCTGTCTGAAAAACAAACATATTTGTAAAATCCATATTGTCAATTTTGAATGGGTCAATGTTAATACTGGTAGTTACAGCGTGCCAGTGAAATTTGTCTAACTTAGATGCTACAAACATGCTTATTATAGCATCAAACATACTTCTTCGACGACTAATTATAGGTATGGTATTTTCTGTTAGTAATTCCAACAGAGGATTGTGTGTTTGTATAACATGATCTGATTTAAAATAATGTGCTAAATTATGCTTGATCAAATGAGACCCAGTTCTCCCTGCTCCAAATACCACTGCTGAAAACATTAGAGTGTCTTGCCTACAGTTTCTAAAATAGTTTCCAGGGTCTCGTGATCCTGTTTTTCTTTGCCAAACTCGGCCTTGTGCGCCAGCTTGATGGCTTTCTTGAGAATGGCAGGTTTGATTTCCAACTCTTCAGCCACAGCCTTGATGGTATCAGTAAGTCCGCCGTTGAGTGTTTCAATCTCGTGCATTACAGCCATACCTTCGTTGATGATCTGGGTGAGTTTGAGTTTTTGTTCGCCGTTAAATGTCTTGCTCATAGAGCCTCCTAAAAAAACAAGTATACAGTTTTAGTAGTGATATGTCAACATGAATTGGCTCACTTTGGGCTGTGGAGTAGCGAATTCCTTAGCCCGGGCAGTAGCCGCCCACTCGGTCCTAAGGCTGAGTTTGGTTAGCCACCTGCGGCTTGTATCTTTCTCGACAAAGAATCAATTTCTCTATGCAACTGTTGTGCTCGATAATCGTCTGGCATCATGCGATCGGCGTATTGATAACTCATACCGCCTAATCGGTCAAATTCAGCTTGTTTTGCAACCAAGTCTTGTTTTAACGCATCAACGTCAATTGGATTAAAAGTAGTTTCAAACAGTTCGTTGATTCGCATATTATCGTTCTTCTATGTAATCTTGATTTGATTGTTGCGGTTGTTGTTGACGTTGCTTGAGAGCACGGAACAAATTAACTGCCATATTGGCTTCATCCGGATTTTTAAACCGGCTGGACAAACTACGACCCCGATGTCGCACTTCATAGCCATTGGCATCATCACCAAGAATATCGTAACTGGTTCCGTCTTCGAACGCAATAGTTTTTACTGTGTGGGTTTCTGGCAGAGTGGGATTGATCACAGGCACTGCTACTGGATCAGCAGCAGGCTCTTGCTCTGTGGGGTCTTCATCCACTGTGTCTGGATCAAATCCTTTTTGTCTGCCGGGCTTGGCTGGATTTCTATCTTGAACTTCGTCTTTGGCTTTGTCTTTGAGTGCGCGATCTATTTTTACCGTTTGTTCTAACCGGTCGAGATACTGTGTGAGGTCTTTCTTGACCTTGCTCAACATGTCTTCTTCGACTTCTTGCATGGCTTCTTCAAGTGCAGATTTCTTAGGCTCTACCGAGTCGCCCACCATGTATCCATCCATTGGATGTGCTGGATCTTTTTTAGAATTCAATACAGGACTGGCCGACTTGGGTTTGAACAATGCTGGCAGTTGTGGCACACCTTTTTGTTGTGTGTTAAGTCCATGCTTGACATTCACCGGAGTGACTTTGTCTTCTTCAACTGCTGACAGTCGTTCCAGTATTGCTCTAATGTCGTCGCTCATGCTCTGTCGTCTTTCAAGAAACTTCTCAGCATCCAGCCGTGCTTTTGTTGAGCATCAATGCGTTCAGCTATAAAATTAGCAATGCCTTGTTGATTTTCTTGTTCAGCAGTGGCAAAA